GTACAGGCGTTGCTGTAAGTGTTACAGATAGTGTTTTAAGTTTTTATAACTCAGCAAGTACAAGTGAAAACTTTGCATTAATAGATGGAGTTGGTGAGCCTCTAGCTGCACTTGGTATTAGCGAAGGAACATACCTAGCACCAAAAATGCAAATCAGTAAACACACAAATGTACCTCTTTACAAAAGAACTGATCAAGCATCAACTGTTGCAGGTTATCCAACAGGAAGTATTTGGGTTAAGACTACAACTCCTAACCTAGGTGCAAACTGGAGAGTGAAAAGATTCAACGGCGATACAGAAATATGGGATGCAGTAGATGCACCACTGTACGCAACAAATCATGAAGCAATCTATAACTTAGATTCAACTAATGGCGGTACAGGACTTTCGTCAGGAGATATTTACGCTCAAACTAATGCAGACGAAAGTACAGATCCACTAGGTAGATTCAAACTGTTTGTAAGAAATGCAAGTGGTGCTACTACAATCACAAGTGGTAAGATTGCAGCTGGTGCAACATGGGCAGCAGCAACTTACAGCATTACAATAAGCGAATCACTTGCAGGACAAGCTGCAATGAGCGGCAATAAAGTTGCAAGTTTTACACTAAGTGGTGGCGAAACAGCAGCAGTTATTGCAGATGCATTTGTGCAAGCAATCAATAATGCAGGATTTACAAACGTAAGCGCATCAAGAGACAGCCAGTTCCGTGTTACTATTACACACAAGCTAGGCGGCGAAATCAGATTTACTGATACAAGCAGCGCAATGACAAAAGCAGGATTTAGCGGTTATGATATTGATGCACTAACTGGTACAGCAAATCTTTATGATGCTCCTGCAGATGCTAGCGAAGACTATGTTGCTTCACTTTGGAAGCCACTAAGCTACACAGCAAGCGACGATGCTCCAACAGCACTAGCAGCAGATGGTGCGCTATGGTACAGCAGCATTGTTGACGAAGTAGATATGCTAGTACACGATGGCAATAAGTGGGTTGGTTTATTACACGCAGATTCACCATACTACAATGCAGATAGTTCACTAGCACCAGATCCAGAAGGTCCGATTGTTAGTGCAACTGAACCAGAAAACGGTGATCGTTCAGATGCCGGTAACCTAGTTACTGGTGATATTTGGATTGACACAAGCGACTTGGACAACTATCCAACTGTTTACAGATATAATGCTACACTAGCTCAGTGGGTGCAACTAGATGCAACAGATCAAACAACTGAAAATGGTGTTCTATTTGCTGATGCTCGTTGGAGCACAGCAGGTGCATTATCAACTGAAGGCAGCATTATCGATCTATTATCAAGCGATTATGTAGACCCAGACGCACCGGATCCAGCACTATATCCAAAAGGTATGCTACTATGGAACCTACGTAGAAGCGGATTTAATGTTAAGCGTTTTGAGCGTAACTATATTGATCTTACAGCTAAAAACACACGTATGGACGATGCATCAATGGATGGATACTATCCACACCGTTGGGTAACTGAATCAGCAAACAATGCAGACGGTTCAGGTAGCTTTGGACGTAAGGCACAACGTAAAGTTGTTGTACAAGCTCTACAAGCACTGGTTAACAGCAATGAAGATATCCGTGATGATGAATCACGTATCTTTAACTTGATTGCAACACCTGGTTACCCAGAACTAATAGGTGAAATGATTAGTCTTAACTATGACAGAGGCTTAACAGCATTTGTTATTGGTGATTCACCATTCCGTTTAACACCAGATGCTACAAGTCTAAGTGAATGGGCAACTAACCAAGCACTAGCACCAGAAGACAACGATGATGGTCTAGTAAGTAGAGACGAGTACATGGGCATTTACTATCCAAGTGGATTTACAAGTGACAACTTTGGTAATAACATTGTTGTTCCTCCAAGCCACATGGTACTACGCACTATTGCACTTAACGACCAAGTTGCTTATCCATGGTTTGCACCAGCAGGTACAAGACGTGGTGGCGTAACCAACGCAACAGCAACAGGTTACATCAACAGTGAAGGCGAGTTTGTAAGTGTTGCACTTAACGAAGGTCAAAGAGATACACTGTATCAAAACAACGTAAACCCAATAACATTCCTAACAGGAGCAGGACTAGTTGTATTTGGACAGAAAACTCGTGCAAGAAATGCAAGTGCTCTTGATAGAGTAAATGTTGCAAGACTTACAGTTTACTTACGTAGTCAGCTTAACCAACTTGCAAAACCATATCTATTCGAACCAAATGATAAAATCACACGTGACGAAATCAAACAACAGGTTGAAAGTTTAATGGTTGAACTAGTTGGACTAAGAGCGCTATACGACTTCTTGGTAGTGTGTGATGAATCAAATAACACACCAGCAAGAATCGATAGAAACGAACTGTATGTTGATATTGCAATCGAACCTGTAAAAGCAGTTGAGTTTATTTACATACCACTACGCATTAAGAACACAGGTGAAATAGCAGGTCTATAAAATCTGAGGGGTCGAGGAAACTCGGCCCTAATATGATAAATACTTGTGTATTAAGGAGAAACAATAGATGGCAATCTCAACTCTATTAAATTTAACAGTGCCTTTAGCAAACGATACTAGCGCAAGTCAGCAAGGTTTGCTAATGCCAAAACTACAATACCGTTTCCGTGTAACACTGGAAAACTTTGGTGTATCTAGTGAAACTCAAGAACTTACAAAACAAGTTATTGATGCTACTAGACCAAACATCCAGTTCGATCAAATCGAACTACCAGTTTACAACAGCAAGATCTATCTTGCTGGTAAGCACACATGGCAAGCAGTAAGTCTTACACTACGTGATGATGTAAATGGTAATGTAAGCAAACTAGTTGGTGAACAACTACAAAAGCAGTTTAACTTCTTCGAACAGTCGAGTGCAGCAAGCGGTTTAGACTATAAGTTTACGCAAAAGATTGAACTACTAGACGGTGGCAACGGTGTTAATACTCCAACAGTTCTCGAAACATGGGAACTATATGGATGCTACCTAACACAAGTAGATTATGGTAGTTTAAGTTATTCAACTAATGATCCTGCTACAGTATCATTAAGTATACAATATGACAATGCAATACAAACTCCAGTAGGTGACGGAGTTGGATCAACAGTAACTAGAAATACAAGTACAGCGGCC